GTGTGTAATTCTTTTTTCTTTTCCATGATAAATCATCTGCCAAATCATAAATTGTAGTACCTCGCCCATCGTTAGTTTTTCTTAACCCTCTCCCAATCGATTGCAATACACGAATTTGTGACTTCGTAGGAGAGGCAAACACGATGTTGTGCAGGTTAACTATATTTATACCTGTCGAAAAGGTGCCTACACTCGCTACGATAATTGCGTTTTTTTCTTTTTCTGTAATCTCACGAATTTTTTCTCTTTCTTCTGCGTTTACTGCGCCTGACACAAAAAATACTTTTCGGTTAGTACCTTTAAGATTTTCAATAAACGCATCATAAAGAGGCTTTCCGTGTTTTTGCACTAAATTGTATAGAACTAGTGAGTTGCCTTTTTGATCACACGTAAGATTAACAATAAATCTATTTCTTTTTTTATGCGAAACAATGTGGTCAATTTCGTCTTGGTATTTAAGATTTTTACAAAGCTTTCTTTCTTCTTCAGAATACTTTAACACTAAACATTCAATCGATAGTTGCGCTAAAGTCTCTGATTCGATTAATTCTTTAGTAGATGTTACTCTATACACTGGTCCAAAATTACCTTCAAGAGTCATCTGATTCGCAAGAGCGTTATCAATCGTCCCTGTTGTGCCAATTCTAAAGCCTGCATTCACGAGCCGATTCATGATTGTGGTCAGAGATTTAGCTTTAAATGTATGTGCTTCATCACCTATAACCATTCCATATGGTTGAAACCATGATTGTGGCAGTTTAATTGCGCTCTGCCATGTTGTTACAACAACTGACGCGTCAAAACCGACTTTATCTTTACCTGAATAAATTTTATGCACATCTTCCTGCACATCAAATGAATCATCTTTATGCGAGTATGATTCGAAATCTTTATACATTTGTTCAACTAGTGATGTAGTAGGAACAACAACCAAAACCTTTTTGTCCATTTCATGACTTAGATAATGTCTCATCATCATGTATATGATTAATGATTTTCCTGATCCAGTCGGCGATATAAGTATTGCTCGTCTATTTTGTATACCATGTGTAAATGCGTCGAACTGATAATTTCTCGGCTCAATTAATTTATCTCCAAGACTTATTGTAGAATCATTAATAAATTTTTCTAAATCGTTTTTTTCGAAAAACTTATTAGTTTTCATCGACTCATCATATACAAGTTTATATCCTCGTTCTTGGCAAAACTCAGCTACACGTTTCATCAAACCAAATGGTATAGTCTGTGATCTAGAATCAAATAGACGTATCTTACCATCCCATAGTTTATTTCTATAAGCAGGCATAAACTTATAGCCTTCTGCGTAAAAAGTAAAGTATTCAGACAATTCCATAAGAAGACCAGAATCATCTGATCTAAGAAAAGCTTTTGCTTCGTCTTTTTTATACGCAGTTATCATTACATTCCAGACGTAAACTTCTTAAATTCTAAGATGTTTTTTACGTGAGTATGTCTCCATCGGATATTTCCCATGATTTCTTCGAGAGTAGTAATGATCGTTTTTTGATAATCAATCTGTGCTTTTATTTTTACAAGATCGTTATCAGTTGAGTAATACATATCCATATCAGATTTCATAGGTTTAGTCATACCATCAAATGGGTCATATCTCCATTTGCGACTATCCATATCATCTTTAGTCATTTTACCATTATAGTAGAGCCATTTGTCTTTCCTCATTGACTCATACTCCATTTCCTTTTTCTTTAGCATTAATTTTGCCATAGAAAAGAGCTCCAAATATTTAGCGTGAAGCTTTGAAGATTTTAGTGTTTCTTCATCTAAACATACGTCATCAATAATAACGTCTTTTTTCCACATAGTTAAAATATCATTCAAATCCATAATGTACAAATTTATTTATAACTATCTTATTATTAAAAATTCGTCGTATCGAAATGTAACTTCTCCTTGAACATAGGTAACGTCATTAGCTTGTGTGTTAAACTCAACTCCGCTTAACGATGTTGGGAACGCATTTTTAAATTGAAATTGTTTATTAAGTGTGCTATGACTTGACATCACGGAAAGAATCATATCGGCCGCTTCATACTTTTCAGTGTTTTCTTTAATCCAATTATAAATTTCGGTGTAGTTTTTCATATCTTCGTCAATAGCAAATCTAAGATTCAATGAACCAAATTGGCGACTTTCACTTGATTGAAATGCTATTCCTCCACGAAACGCCATTGCAATTTCACCGGCCGTAATTTCAGGAATTGAAAAACTCGTAATAAAATATTCGGTGTTTGCGTATTTTTGTCTGTTAATCGTAAGCTTAAATCCTATAGGAGATAAAAGATTAGTGTTTGTAGTTAGATTATTTTCAGCCATAATTCTATTTATAAAAAAGAGGGCCCCCTTTCGAGGACCCTCTTAAATTTAGGTTTTAAACCCTATTACAATTATCCGCCAATGTTAATGTTCTTAACACGGAAGGTGCGGTAGTATGGGTTGCTACCGGAAGCACCGATAGATCCATCAACTACGCCAGTAATTGGGTTAGCAGTAAGACCGTAACGTGTCTTGAATGCAATCTTAGGCTGGAAGGTCTGCTCTCCAACAGCGCGAACCATTGTAAGAGGCACATAAGGTGCGTAAAACAGGCCAGCGTCATATGGGGAAGCACCCTTATAACCAACAGTAGCATAGTCAGTTGAAGCATATGGATCAACATATACCTTAAGGCGTCCATTGAGAGTACCAGCAAATGTATTACCAGTGGCATCAACAGCAATTTCACCTTCTCCACCGAACTTAAGGCTACCAGCTGCAGCAAGTGCAGAAGCAACGTTGCTTGAGCAGATAACGAAGTTACCCTTACCACGACGTGTGTCGATTGCAATATTGTTGGCTTCCTGCTCGAGTTGGAAGATCAAAGACTGGAATTTCTCAACAGCCCAACGGCCATCAGCATCAGTCTTAAGGTCAAATCCCTCAGTAGATCCAATTCCACCACGCTTACCAGTAACAACCAAGCTACGAATCACCTCACGGTTGATTTCAGCAAGGATTTCACCAGAAAGGATGTTAGCAAGCTCAGACTCAGCATCAAGGCCGTGAACAGCTTTGAGGTCTTGAGCAAGCTCCATGGTGTACTCAGCTTTAAGCTGACGAGTCTTAGCAGTAACAGTGCACTTTTCGATAGTGAAACCCATTTCAGCAAGTGCATCTGAAGTTTCACCAGTAGCAGTAGCAACACCAGTTCCTGTCTGAGCAACTGTAGGCTCAGTCGGAGAATCAAAGAGTCCTTTGGTGTGAACATTTCCACCAGCACCAGAGAAGTCTGTGTCAGCCTCATTAAAGAGAGCTTCAGGATCAGCGGTGGTTACTTTAGTGGCAGGACTCGCGGTATTGAAACGAGACTTCATCGCGAAAATGAGGCCAGTAGGACCAGACATAGGCTGGACACCTGCGACATCATAAGCGATGAGGTTTGGCATTGCCCGGCGGACAAGAGAAATAAGGACTGGATCTGAATATTCATTAGATGTCGTCTGGTTACTTGTCTCATTCAACGAATTGAACGAAGATGCGTGAGCCTCCTCACGGAGAGCAACTTCGGTGTTTTCGAGCAATTTGGCTGTAACAGCCTTCTTATAGCTATCAGTGATAGCGGGAGCGTCAGCGTGCTCAAGCACGGGAGCCCATTTTTGTAGTTCTTTTTCTGCGTTTAGCATAATAGTTTTTCTTTCTTTTGTTGTTTGGTTGGGTTATTTGAAGCGAGAAAGAGTTGAAATATAGCGTTGCATGTCACCAGACAACTTGCTATTAGGATCAATTTCTCCCTCGACGATTGTTTTTACGTTAGTTGAATCGGATGATTCAGTAATGACTTCTTCTTTTTCTTTTGAATCAGAATCTGAGAAGAATCCTTCTTTAATGACATCGACTTTTTCAGTAAATGTTTCAGCATCTACAAAATCGACATCTTCAAGAAGAGAGTTAAGTTTAGCAGCTTGAGTAGATGCTAAATCAGCAGTAGCTTCAGAAACAATTTTCTCACGATAGAGTTTTTCAACTTCTTCAGAAAGAGAAATATTCTTTTCTTCAACTGCTGTGAGGGTTTCTTCAATGCTTTTCACTTCATCAGAAAGTTGATCAACAAGATCAACCTTAGAATCAGGTACTTCAATATAGTGTTCTGTGAACACACCTTGAAGAGCCTTCATGAAGTTTTCTGTGATGTCAGTGCGAAGCTTGTTATCAACAAACTCCTGGTTTTCTTCGATCCAAGTTTCTACCACATAAGAAAGATAATCATCAATCTTAGTGACGAGAGACTCACGAATGTAGCCTACTTCTTCTTGAAGATCATTATCATATTGAGCTTCAAGAGATTCTTTGATCTCGACAACACGGTTTGCAACAGCACCTTCAAACAGAGTACCAACCTTAGCCCTAAAGCCTTCGGTTAATTCCTGCTCAGAGTCGGCAAGAATCTTAAGATCTTCAGCATAGCTTTCAGTCTCAAGTTCCTCATGCATCCCAGCGCAAGAATCTTGAATAGCCTTATAAGAGGCAGTCAATTGATCCTTTTTCATAGCCTTAAGTTGGCCATACATTGCGTTGATGATGTCTGCCTTCGTTTTTGGCACTTCTACTTCACCTTCATCTTCACTCACATTAATACCTTTATAAGCATTAACGAGTTGTGATTTCTTCATTCCCTTAAGAGCATCAAAACTTGCAGCAAGATAACCTGCTTTAGTCTTAACATCTGGAAGGCTAACTTCTTCTACTTCATCAGAGTCTTCAGCAGATTCTTCTACCTCTTCATCTTCTTCAGCAGATTCTTCTACTTCTTCCTCTTTTTCAGGATCTTCTTCTTCAGTCTTGGCTTTAGCTTCTTCCACTTCCTCGGAATCATCTTCTTCGGTCTTAGCTTTAGCTTCTTCCATTTCTTCTTCTTCATCTTTAGAATCGTCATCATCTGACTCTTCTTCGGATTCATTCTTCTTAGCTTCGCCAAGAAGCGCGTCTACGACGGCTTGAGATAAAGTTTGACTTGTGTCCTCAGCAACTTCTTCAGGAATATCCTGCACAAGCTCCTGGTTCTCAACAAGATCAACTTCCTCGACGTCTTCGATAATTTGGTTTTCGTCTGACATATATTCTTATTTTGAATTTAGAGTTTGGAGAGGAAATCATTGAAGATCCGTTCCTGAGCTTCGCTTACGCGCCCAAGTGGAACTTTATTAATTTCAGTCTCATATTCTTCAATTTGCTGAGGTTTGAGAAGACCATTCTCCCAAATCCATTCAACACCTTCCATAATACCTTCAACGAAGGCGGAAGGAGCAGAAGGATCTTGGACAATATCCACAGTAGAAAGAACGAAATCGTCCTTAACATATGTTTTGCCTTCCTTTTGCTCAACAGTACCCATACCACGGCTAGAGACACCTAACTTGCATCCACCTTCAACGAGACCTTTCACGATTTTGCCCATTGGTGTATCAAGTACAAGTGCCTTTCCAACAACATTATTACCTTCCCATTTGAGTTCGGTAATTCTGTGTGAAACTTTATCTAAGTTAATCGCTGGTCCTTCGGGGTGATTTAACTCACCACAAGCACGACCTGTTTTAACTTGTTCTTTAACGTATCTTTCACAAGCAGCCTTTAAAACTGCTTTAGGATAGATTCGTTTATTGCGGTTTTGTTGCTCCGCTTGCATAAAAATTCCTTCGATGAAAACGTTCTTTTCACCGTTATCTTTTGCTTCAGTAATATACTCAAGCTGATCTAAATGTTCCGTAATTAATTTCATAGTTTTAGTCTTCCATCGCTATTGATAGTGCAGAGATAGCATCTCGAAGGTTGTCGAAATATTCTACTCCTGAATCTTTGCCTCCATCAAACTTAATTTTTCCTTTATCAAAACTAAACTCGATTTTAGAGCCACCAAAATCTGCAACGTTACCTTTAACTTTTGCACCGTTTTTAGCTACAAATTTTAAAAGCTTAGAAATGTCTCCGCTCGAAGCTTCTTCAAGATCAGTTGATTCGTATACTTTGTACCCATCTTTTTTCAACTGTCCCGCTTCTTTATTTGTTGAAGGAACTAAAAATTTACCATCATCGCCCACAAATACTTGAGTTTTATATTTCTGCTTAGAAGCAGCACTCTTCGCGAGTTTAGGATCTGAAAATATAGATATATTAGAACTTGGTATTTTAGCTTCTTCAAGGTTAGACTCAACCATTTTGGCCCATCCTTTACCATATTTTTTAATAAGCTTTTGTCGAGCTACTTTTAGTTTTTGGCCATACGCAACGCTGACTTTTTCATCTTCGCTCCTGATAATTTCCTGTGCAATCTCAGCATCTTCAGGCGACATCTTAGCTTCTTCAAGATTTGCTGATTCTTTAATACCGTCTGCACGCCACCCATCATCATCCCAACCATCAGGATCAGCCAAAATGCGTTCTAGATCTTTCTTTTTACCAGTAAGTTGAACTTCTGGCATATCCTTCCCGCGTGGCTCGCCGAGGAGTTCCCCTTTAACACGATACTTTTTAAGAAGCTTATTGAAATTACGAGAGAACAGATCTTTCTCATCATAAGAACCGGCCGGCCAACCGGCGCGCGACCCTCTTAAAAAAAACGGATCTGGAATCTCAACATTAACAGTTGCTTCATCAAGATCAGTTGATTCTTCAACGACAGTTTCAGAGCTTGGAACTTGTTTATTGTAAATATCTGCGGTAATACCGGCTCTACGAACATCCAGAGCTTGATCCATTTTCTGCTTTATTGCGCTACCAAAATCTTCTTGTGAAGCCGTATCGGTAACAATACTTTTAAATAATTCTTTAGCAATATCACTCATGTTATTAATACTATTTATAATTTTTTTGTTTTAGAGATTTAAATATCTTCATCTTCAAATTCATCACCTTCATCTCCTGAACCTTCTTCTTCAATTTCTTTATCAAGACGCATAATATCTTCATCTGATTGTTTAAGTATGACTGTGCGTACATACTTATCAGAGATATACTTACCAACAATATCTTCAAGCATTTGTGACATTTCCAAACGTTCTCTAAGGATTTCAAATTCTTTTAGTTCAGCAAAATAGTTATCTTCAAGGAAGTTAATGTTAATAGATTCTTCAATGTCACCCCAATCTTTTTCAGTAATAACACCTTTAAGGATGAGCTGTATTCTCAAAGCGTCCATCAACATGAAAGAAAACTTCTTTCTTAAACGATCAATAAACTTTTGAAATTTGACTTCTTCCCTTGAAACTTCACTTGCACGTCCAACACTAAATGCTGTGTCTTGTTCTAACCTTGCAACGGGTACATTAAGAGCACGGTATAGTTTACGTTGGAAAAACTGTACGTCTTCAATCTGACCTAAGTTTTCTCCACCACCAAGTGTAGTAATCTCAGTTCCTCGTCCACCTTCTCGTCTAGGAAGATAAAAATCTTCAAGCATTGACATGTGTCTACGATCATCGCTGATATTTCCGGTATTTGCATCATACACAAGCTTATTTCTATAACGAGAAACAACCTGCTGAACATATTCTTCAGCCTTACCTTTTGGAAGGTTACCAACATCAATATAAAAAATTCTTCTTTCCGGAGCTCGTGAAACACGATAAACAACCAAAGAATCTTCCATATAGCGAAGCTGATTAACAAGCTTCATCGCTTTATGAAGATGGCCAACTGTTCGTATTTTATCAGGATCCATTATTCCAGAATTAACTTGAATAATTGCATCTGTTGCGAACCTAATTCCGTTTAATTTATCAACACCATTATTTCCGAGGTCAGGAGAATAGACGTAATATTCGTCTACAACCTTTTCATATTCTAATCCTGTGTTTTTATCAGTTTCTTGTTTTACTTCTTTAACTTTATTGATGTGTGTTGATTCAACAGGCCGAAGTTCTACAATACCTTTCTGAGGATTATTAGGATCGATGATTACATTAAAGTATGCTTTACCATCAACATACCAATTACGAAAATACTCTGAGGCATTTCTATTAAATTTATAGAGTTTCAACACTCGGTTAAACTCATTAATTATTTGTTTCTTTACATTATTAGGTAGATCTAAATCGTGCATAGTCAAATCGACCGGAGCAGATTCTTCTGATGACGCAATAGCTCCATCTACAATGTCAGAAACAGCAGCATCACATTCAGGTTGCATCGCTGCTTCACGATATTTGCGAATTAGTTCGTGGTCTGAAACTGTATCGGTATTTGAAAGATCTACATACTGACCATAGTAGCCTCCTCCAACCGCCACCGTTGATGCAGATTCATCATTAGGTTTAGGAATAGGTGATACTGGTTCAACGGTTTGTTGTGCTGAAACCTTTTTGCTGATTTCAAATCCAAATAAATTTATCGCCATAATATATTATTTATAATAAAAAAACTAGGGAGGGTTTGGACCTCCCTAGTTCTATTGTTTTTTTAAGTTGTGGTGTTTGACTCCCAATACTGATATGCAAATTCAACTGTGAATTCTTCAATAGTATCGGCGGATTCGTTACTTACATCAATTGCAGATACATTCACCGGCCAAGAGCCTCTGAAAACGTATGATTTGATTACGTTACCTTCTTTATCAAGCTGATCAACAGCAAGATCTGTTTGGTAATCTGATGGGTTTGTTAAACCACCATTTGATGTGTGTGATCCAATGCCATTTTGCCAACGCTCCATAGCATCTCGGATTTCAAATCCTGTATCATTAATAATTGTTACTGACCAGTTTTCGTATGTTCGATCACCGGCTATTTTCATTTGACGGCCGCGATATGGGACATCAATTTGACCAACAACGCTTGCAGGAAGTTGAGCTGCTTTACACATAAATTGCGCAAGCTCGCTATCTCCTCCAGCATAAGCGGGGAATGTGATGGTAGCCTTAAATAGGTTTGCTCTCGCACCTCCACCAATAAGCTTTGCTTTAAAATCGTCTACTGTTGCCATAATTCTTTTTTCTATTTGTTATTTATTAGTTTCCAGTTCCAACGATTTCAGAGAATTCAACCCCAGTTCTCGTAGCAATAAAGTTAAGAGTAATGAAGTTAATTGAGCGAGCAGGTTTAATGTAAATATCTGCAACAAACCTATTAGTATCAATAACTTCTCCGGTGTTGTTTGTTTCGTCACAAACAACTAAAAAGTCAGTAATACCTCGCCGTCCTTTAACATCCCTGAGGAATGGTTCTGTCATGTTTCTAAACATCGCTCTTGTAAACTCATCATTCAGCTCAAAGAGTTGGAATTTAGATGCTGTGGAGACTGCTTTTTGAAGAACAATAAACAATCTGCGAACATTAATACGATCAAATGCAGATGGTTTACTTTGTGCAGTCTTATCGCCGAAAAGGAGAATTCCTTGTCCTGGTTCAGAAATAATTGGATTAATTCCTGCTTTATAGAGTTCGTCTCTCTCAGCTTTATTCGGGTTCCACTTAAGCTTAGTTACTCCAAGAAGGTTTCCTCGGTTATAACCAGCTGGCGAAAACCAAGGATCGTTAGTATCGTCAGTCCTTGCACAAAGACCAGCAATGTGACCATTTGCAGGAATGTAACGATAAGTATCATTATACTTATTATACACGTAAACTGCAGAAGAATCTTGTACAACGTAAGAACTATTGTAATCAAGATTGACTTTAACCTCACCCGTACTATTAGATACTATATCTGGTGATAAAAACCCAACACAATCTTTACGTGCAGTGCCTGCAATACGCACTATTTCATTGTGAATTGAACTATCGCTGTCTACGCCTTCAGCAAAAAGAAGACTAATGTCAATCTTTTCAGGATTAGAGAACTCGCCAAGAGCAGTAATAATGTCACCTGCGTTTGGAGCACTAATTCCATCAGTTCCGTTAAATAGCTCATAGTCAAATAAATTATCATTTGAAACAGTAGCAACTGTAATCCTAAGAGATGCATCTGGACTATCATTAGCCCCCTGATAGTCATTACCTGTCCTCATAAGTTCTTCAGGTATAGTGATGATATTAGTAGCAGCAAAACCAAATCCTCCATGTAAAAGAGTTACAGCTGCGATTGCAGTACCTTCTCGAGCACCACTAATAACAATTTGGAATTTAGCACCAACTCCGGTGCCAGTCTTTGTAACCCCAGCATCTTCTGAAGATACAATATATGTTCCATCTACAACGTCGTTCGGTGAATCAAAATTAAAGGCAGTAGGCGTCGCAATAGTTTTAATAGAAGATCCAACAGCGACTGCTGAAGAACTAAATAAATTTCCTGTAGATGAAGCGTTTCCTGGCACAGCATAACTAACACCACTTACGTTAGATCTAAATGAATTTTTAAACTCAGCTTCGTTAATAAAAATATACTCAGAATCTCTATTAATAACTGTTTTATAGTAATTTGTTCCGCCACCCTTGGAAGCATCTGAGTATAAAGAAAGACCTTCAAATACTTCAAGAACTGTCCCTGGAACACCGGTAAATAAACCATCTTGGTCAACTACTACAGCATGAATTTCATCATTAGCACCAATGTCGCCCGATGTATCAGTATACCCTAAAGCTACATTTTTCGCAGCCCAATCAGTTGTTCCAGCTACACCATTTACGAGCGAATCGTATGCAGATTCAGAAAACTTCCCTACACTTTGGCTGGAAGTTGGTGCAAGAACTGGAGAAGCAAGGAAAACCTTAAGGCTGTTACCTTGTTTACCAGGACAACGAGCTTGAACAACTCCTTCGTCTGCGCCAAAACTACCAAGTGTGTCAAAGTGTTCTTGGTTGTTAATTTTTACAACGCTTACTGATTCTCCGAAGCGGCCCCCTGCGGCGTTTCTAGCCGTAGATGAACATGCACGAGAAATTCGCAATGCGTTTCCGTATTTTAAAAAGCTAGAAGCCTGTAAAAAAGAAGTGTAATTATCATATGAAGCACCACCAATTGTATCATTGGGTGTTCCAAATTCTGCAGCAAGTTCCTTTTCAGAGGAAACTAGCTTAACTTCTTCTACAGGGCCCCAGCTGAAGTGACCTGCGAAAGCACCGATCGATGTCGATACTGCGGGGATCACATTAGTCAAGTCTACTTCCTTGACTTCTACTCCGGGTGATACCTGAAATGCCATATTAGTTTTTTCCTTTCAATGTGTTATTAATAAGTTTATTCATTACAAGATTGTTTCAATATTTCTATTTATACTAAAATCTATTTAGAGATCATGCCATGCCCTCACCTCTTCTGCAATAGCTTCATGCTTATTTTGAAATTCTTGACCGTCAGTAATAATTCCAAACGGAGGAACATCGTTTTCTATTTGATCCATCTTTTCTCTAAACAACATTTCTTTTAAGTCAACAGTTGATATGTCACCAAATGCTTCAGAAGAAACAAACCATGCAAACATAACAAGATTCATAACTAAATCGTCATGGTTACCTGCAGATGCTTCATAAGACGCACCTTTAACTTCAAATGTTGAAAGCTCGTTAATAGTATTTTCATCAATGACTGATAGTTTACCGAGCTCAATTAAATCTTTTAAGTTTGAACAACCAATTCTTTTTATTTTTTTTGTCATCATAACACCGATGCCATTTTTACGAACGCTAGACTCAACAAACATATTTTCGTATTCATGCTCATAATAAATGTCATTACAAACAACCATACCTGCATCGTTGTTTTCAACAATTAACATCGCTTCGTTGTATTCTCTACCTACTCTAACAATAATATCACCAAAAATCATAGGCGATATCATGTTATCTCTATAAGTAGCCACCTGTTTAAAATGTCCAAAGGTGACGTCTATAACTGTAAATGTCGAATAATCTTGACCGCGCCCTTTAGAAACGTCTACAGTTATAATATATTGGTGATCTAATTGTGGATCTTCGTAATACTTGACTCCTCTAAAACGTTTATCAGGCGTGTGCATTTGCAATCCTAGAAGAGCATTAGATGAAATGAGTGTATTTGATGTTCCAATAAAACTATTTCCAAATTCTTGTTCAAATTGTAATTCAGAAGTATTAGCAATTGTCATTGCTTTCCACGCTTCATCCCTCCCAGGAACGTCATACCAGTCAACTCTAAAAGGTGAAAATTCGTTCTTCTTTTTCTGTGCGCCTTCCCACAATCCACAGAAAATGTTGCCAATACCATTAGCAGTGGAAGTAATAATTACTTTTGTTTCTTTACCAGCAGAAACAACAGGATATGTAGATGTATAAAATTCGTTTGCATTTTCTACAAACGCAAACTCATCAAGAAAAAGAAGGTTAACAGACAATCCTCGAATAGAACTACCTGATGTGGCCGAAGCAACAATTTTAGAATTATTTGAAAATTCAATTGATCCTTTATTAAGAGCTTTACAACCTGGTTGTAAAAAGAAAGGTAAGTTTTCTAGTGCAAGAGTAATACGACTTAGCATTTCTCTAGCAGTTGATCCTTTGTTTGCTAAAATTGCTACAGTCTTTTCTGAATTGAAAATTACATACCACAAAATGTAGATCACTGATGAAATAGATTTTCCAGACTGCCGACATGCAAGAACTATATTAAACCGATTTTCGTTAAACTGTTTGAACATCTTTTTCTGATACTCATAAGGTTTAAATTGTACTAATCCGTCATCGAGTGATATAACCTTTACATATTTTTCTGCAAAATGAATAGGATCATGCATGCACTTCATATATTCTTCAACCTCTTCGCTAGAGAATGAAGTTTGAAGTCCATCTTTTTTCACTAAAGGGTTACCCATGTAACCTTGTTTGCCATTTACTAAATCAGACATCTATTGGGCTATCTTCCTTTTTGCCTTTAAGAAACTTTTGCAATTCAGTAGTTGAACCTACAAAAATAGAATTGTTTGTAGTGCTGCTGGCAGGCGCATTTTTATCTTGAGTAATGTCCTTTCTTGTCTTCTGCAACTTAACTAAATCCTGAGTCATTTCGCTGGTGTGTTTTATCATTGTAGATAAAACTTCGAATGCTCTAGGATGTTCTGAATCAGAAGCTAAACACATCATTTGGTTAATAGCTTCGCATGATTGATCAATAAGAGATTTCATCTTATCTCTTGAATACTCGATATCGGTCTCAGCATCATTAACAATCTGAGATTTAGAAACTTCTGCTATTTCAAACTTTTCTTCTTCAATTTCACTATTTTCATCGTCATTCATTATGATCAAAACCGTATGTTGTAGTTATCGTGTCACTGTTATCAAGAGGGTGAGAATCATTCGCGTCAACTTCCACTCTGACGTTGTCAATGCCATAAGGCAGATTTGTTTTTAAATTAGTGTTGACATCGTTGAATAAGAATGTATCAACAGTTCTAATAAGGCTTTCTTTCGAAACTCCTCCAGAAAATTTGACTTTAATTGTAAAATCTAATGAATACACTATTGCTCTTCGAGTTTCAAAGTCTCCTTCATAGTCATCATTAAATCCAACTGCATTAAGTATAATAGGTACATCAGTTTTTGTGCCTTCACCTTCTAAATCTTTTATTGTTACTGTATATTCTGGAGAAAACGTTGGAAGAATTTGTTCAACTATTTGTAAAGCTTCATCTTGGTTTAACGCGTAAATGTTTAATTGCATTCCTAAAATATAAGGAACACTTTGATAAACAATATTTGCATTTTTGTTATCTCCACTTATAGGAACATTCCTTTTGTTAAACTTATTGAGTTTAGTTTCATTGTCGTACTCCATAGAAGTAAGCTCAAAACTTATTCTGGGAAGTTTAATAGCGATTGTTTCAGCCGTGGATCCTGATGTATCAGATTGAATACGAGCTAAAAATTTCTTTCTAGGACCGTAAGAAATAGGAACCTTTTCTTCAGTCGCCCCGGGTCTTAATATTTTTATATTGTTGAATATTGTACCAAAAACTGCAACAGTTTTTCTGACAGTTTTATTATAAAAGTGTGTTCCTGATAGCATATGGCTAAGTAGTTATATTTGGCATACCAAAAGGATTAGTAATAGTAAAGTCAATAAATGAATTACCTTCTAATTCAAAATCCGGGTTATCGGCGTATGGATCGTTATCATCAATAGTATTAAAGGAATCAATTGTTGTAATTGCGTAAGAAGGATTAGGAGTGTTTTCTAATCCTATAACATTTCCCCAGCTTCCTTCGGTTTTAACAAATCCTGTATTAGTATTATCGTTTGCCCTTTGATTAATAACGTCGATATAGTTAGTTCCAATATTGGCAACTTCTCCACTAATAATAGTTGTGCCATCAGTTTGTGTAACATCTTCACCAATTACAAATGTCCCGCTGCCACTTCCTAAGTTTAAGCGAGTGCGTATAGCAAAATTTAACTCGAATTTGTCTACCTCTGCAACTCCAGTATCAATCTCTTGATTGTTGTACTCAAATTGCTGACAAGCAAGTTTAAATGTAGGGATGTTCTGCAACTGATAAAAAGGAGTTTCGTCTTCAACATAATTAATTTCAAATAAACCATTAACAAGAGGAAAGAATATTAGGTCACCTTCTTGAGGACGAACCTCTGTTGGATCTTGAAAACGCGAAACTAGTTGTTGCCATCTCCTGTCCGAAACAATAAGATTTACACTATCTCGTATTTCTACACCAAACTTTGAAAGTAGGTCTCCCTCACCGCCAAATCCATCAGTGTTTTCAACATACATTTCAATCTGGTAAGCTTCACCAAATTTAGAAAGAGCATCTTCGTTAAAGATAGAATCAGTGTTTACGATACTCCTAGGAATATAGAAAACATCATGACCATAAATCTTAAGAGCTTCTATAGTGATGTCTTCATAAAGCCTCTTTTCAGAAGTTGCTCCTTGACTAAAATATACGTTCCTTGGCATTTTATCCTATAAAATCTAGTGGTGGTAATTCGTGCTCAAGACGAATTTTTTCTTCTAATTTCTCGATATCTGCAATTGCATCATCGTAAATAGCACGGCCATTCATTGTAACGCCTCCAGGTAAAACCATACCTTCGAACTTAATAAGGTTTATTCCCCATTGACGTTTGACAAGAGCAGTCGAGTACTTTTTAAGAAACATGTCGTTATATACTGCAGTAAATGCTTCTGGATCGACTGAGCTATATCCATCAAACACAACATAGTTTCCTACTCCGAGATCTTTTAAAGTATCTGTATGAAAGTTTACTCTGCTTTTGTGTCTGCTGTACTGAATCATTTCGTAAACGCCATTTACGTTACGATCTATCAGCGAAAGATATTGTTTAGTCAACTCATAGTTAACGATACCACCGAATGAACCATTCAAGTCGAATATGTCATTCATGTGTAACTGGTAGTCTACAGAAAAAAGGGATGTTCCAGAATTGGTGTTGCTTATATTAAATACGTTATTAATCGATAAGATATTCGCTCCAGCTGCTAGAGAAATATACCCATTATCAATATCAGTTTGAGTCACTTGGTGCTTAAGAAGATTGCGCACCACCGCGTCACTGTGAAATTCTTGATAAAATTGAATTGCCTCATCAACGCGATCTTCAATTTGATCATCATCAACGTTTATTTCGATAACAGGATGGCCTAATGCCCTCAAGCAATAATCGATAAGTTTTTGTCTTGTATTCGGTATAGCCATATTGTCTATTTATAATATTTTAACAACAACAATTGACAAAACATCAAGTGTTTGTTCTAAAACGCCTCTTATTTAAATATTTTACTACTTCGCTTTCTCTTCTTTAGGAGGACCTAATTGCTCTTTACTCTGATCTTGAATCTTATTCGCAATAATAGATGCAGGTTCAGCAACCTGTAGGCCTTCTGATTTAACTGCTATATCAATGAGTTGTAAAAGCGCGTTAAGTTCGTTTTCCTGCAATGATAGTTTAATTTCATTCATGTTTTTAATACTGTTTTAATTATATAGCACACAACTCCCGCTGTGCAAAATTTATTTATACGTTTTTTAGTTTTAGAAATGCGTGTTTTATTACCATCCACATATCTAAATATTTGTACTGTGCTAATCTGCCTAAAAAGATTGTATTTTTTTCGTTATCAGCTAATACTTTATACTTCTTATATGCTTCATGCAATTTTCCCCAAGGAATGGGATAAAACGGAATATCATCTCCTTCAGCATCTCTTGAATACTCACGTGTTATGACAGTTAGTCCTTTATGACCCGGTGTAAAATACGAATGATCATATTGACGAGTCCATGAATTAGTATAATTGCATTCATTATAAACTAAGGTATCTTGTTTCTTTGAAGTTACTTTGTGTTCAAAGTCAAGTGTTCTATATGGAAGAGTGCCATAACAATCATTAAAATATTCGTCTATCTTCCCAGTGTAAATTAGCTTATCATAAGAAGAATTTTTCCAATCATCTTGAGAGCAACCTAAAACAACCTCAATGCCATTAAGCATTTTCTCAAACATTTTTGTGTATCCTTCTTTTGGTACACATTGATATTTTTGCCCTTCAAACCATGTTGGATTATCGCAGTCTTTAGTCTTAGGGATTCTATTTGTAATGGTTGATGGAATCTCATTGAATGGAACTCCCCATTGCTTTTCGCTATAATCACAGAAGACAAGATCAATAATTTCTTTTTCTGTAAGCTTAAAACCAATAGCTTTCTCACAACCTTTATCATTATAAGGAAGAGGTATATCACCAAGTATTGTTCGACCTATTGGTCTATAATGCAATGGAGTCCATTCTGTGTATTTGGATAAAAATGCAAAAACTTCTTCATCATCAGTATGAAAAATATGAGGCCCATAGTTGTGCATATTAGTTCCGCAGACATTACTATCATAGCAATTACCTCCAATATGATTCCGAGACTCATAAATCTTAACTTCATGCCCTTTGTCTTTTAGCAAACGAGCTGCAGTTATCCCACTTAAGCCACAACCAACAATAACAAACTTCATATATTAAAATGCATTTTCATGCTCTTACTTTTGTTTTTGTGATTTATTATTTATATTTTAGGAATGTCTGATCCAAACTCACATAAATTTACACCAAATTTAGAATGGTAAACATTTAGTAAACTTGTGGTGTATAATGCATCAATTGCTATTAAATTTTCAGATGACAGATAATCCATAATTTTTTTAGCATTTTTAAAGACACTAAAATGTGCTCCACCAAACCTTTGATGAGTTTCATTTTGGTCAGCAAATTTAGATTCAGTGTGAACTCCTTCAATTTTGTTAATCCATTTCTTAGATCCCCACATACTTCTAATAATGTCCCAATCTTTATACGTTTTATTTAAAATAAAATGATTAAGTTGTGATAATGTTTTTGCCGTAATAGCAATATCATCCTCTAATATTATATATGGTTTAGAATTTCCGAGTTGACTTTTATGTATATTAAAATGTGATAAATAGACCCCAAACACTCCAATTCCTCTTGGGTGATACTTTTCTAAGTTAATATATTGTTTAAATCGTGGGGATGCTTTATTATAAAAATTTTTATACTTCCCAAACTTTATTTCATTAATAGTAGGACAGATCGCCTCAAATCTCTCATAACTAAGATTTAGATTAGACAACATCTCTTCCATGTGGTGTTTTCTATCCTTGCGTTTTTTTAAATTGATATAAAATACTTTCACTTCTTATTCTCCAAATTTGTATCCGAAATACTCAATGTCCTTTGCATATTTTTCCGCAACAATTTGTTTTGTTTCTTCATCGTAGTATTCGGCGTAATGCTTATGTTTTGTTTTGTTTACGTGAGGAAGTTTTTGTTGCGGAACTCCAATTTTGTCGCAAATAGTATTAAAGTCTTCCTGAAGATTTTCAAACCTACCAATAAAATCGACTAAGCATACGTCACCTTCAAATAGTTTACTATGCTGTAATTTATGCTTTGCAGGAAATGGATTTAATAAAAAATCCAAGAAGCTCAAGCCTTTAGCACTTTCTATATATCCATGTTGAGTATCATCTTTAACTCTAAAGAAATACTGAGACAGTAATTTATCCCAAGGATTACGTATGATAGAGAATTTAAAATAAGTATTAAATGCCTCGGGCTCATACTTTTTGTACCACCAAGCCCACTTATGCTTCTGCGGAGGATTCTCAGCGTTCACTAGAAGCTTAGTAATACTAGTGCCACCAGTTTTGTTTATGTGTATAAAGATAAACTTGTTTTTGTGACACATCATAATCTATTCTCCAAATCTATATTTAAATGTATCTATATCTTCTTCGAAGGTTCGCCCAATAAACTTAATTGATTGATTATCATAATATTCAGTATAATGAGTGTGTTTTGTTGCGTTTACATGAGGAAGTTTTACTCTAGGAGTATCGACTTGATCACAAACAAAATCAAAATCATTTTGAAAATTTTCAAACCTGCCCACAAAATCTGTTTTAATTGATCCATCTACAGTGATGAAATCTAATTGTGGACGAAAATAAATCCACTTTTCCCAAACATGTTTCGCAAATATAAAATCCTTAAAATCTGAATATTCTTTCTTAATGTCTAATGTCATAGGTCTGTCATAAAGTGGTATACCACCTCTTTTTAAATACTCATAAGCACTCACAAATCTATCCCAAGGATTTCGAACAAACGCGAATTTGAATAAACCCTCTACGTCTAATTGAGGGCAATCATCAGTGTAATTAAAAACTAATTTAGATATCCCATAGTGGTCGTGACGTTTAAGATCGAATACCTTTTTAATAGATCTTCCTCCGCATTTAGGAATATGAATAAAAGCAAATTTATTTTTATTATCTACAAAAGGCATTTTCTAAAGATTGATAGGGGCATTCTTGTTCATAGAAGTCAGTCCAAACATATTGCATATCTTTAATGTGTGCGGTTATAAGATCACCCTTTATATTAATTAAATTTTGACTTTTCTTCATTGTGTCATGATTAAAAGAATACATTGTTTTAGGGTTGCTAACACGTATTTTATCATTTTCTTTATTAGCTATTTTCAATTTTCTATTTAAACGACCACAAATTTTTGATAATGCTATGTCAGAATGGCTTTGAAAATGTCTATTCTCTTTCCACCCATTTTCTATTACAAATTTCTGTATCAATTTAAAAGTTTTATCATTCATTAAAATGCCAGCTCCTCCGAATATACCGACACTATCTTCGTAAAGCTGAGAGCAATATATTCTTAAATTATCTTTGGATAATTTGCTTATAAACAAATTTAAATTCTCAGTATGCACAAAGGTATCATCGTCACAAATTATATGCCAATCAGCATCATTCCAATCTTTCTTAAATACTGATTCTATTTTTTCAACACAAGAGTGATAGTCATCAAAATCACAAACTTTTATTACTGGAAGTTCATCAATTGGCTCAAAGCCTCCAAGAAGATAAAAATTATCTCCACACTCTTTGATTCTTCTTATGACTGTATTATACAATGGTTTAGTCCTCTTCTCATGAAGAGCTTCACAAACCATAAAATAATAATTAATCACCGGCCTCTTCTTCGACATCTTCTTCAACAGGAACTTCTTCTAAGATTCCTTCTTTGTAGTATGATTCAATAGCTGGTATCGCATCAAATACAGATTGCATCGCCGCAGCTGCTTCTGGAACGTTAGTTACAACTTCCCAGAAGTCCAAATGAAGCATTTCTGAATTTTCAGGATTTGGGTCTTCATCAGAATCTGAATCAAATGCAGTAAGCTTTAAGCTCATGTAACCATCTGAAGCGTTAGGAGCATTAACAACAAGTTCCGACAACCATGTATGCGGAAGAGTTTTTTCAGCTTTCGCTGGTATAACTAATGGAGTTTCTTTTATAATTGGCATATTTTTATATTTGTTTTAAATTTTCTTTATTAACCAGCTCTCCACGAAGAACCGTCAGAGTAAACTGGTATTACATAACTACCGTTTGTACTTACAACAGATCCGTGAGAAGTCGCTAAAGGATAGAAGCTGTAAGCAAACGCTCTTTGACCTGCTGGAGAAGCAGACGGAAAGGAACTAGGATAATAAATTGTTTGTGTAATAGTTCCGTCCACATGAAGAGCTGTACTTGGACTCGTCGTACCGACTCCAACCTTGGTATTGGTAAAGTAAGTATTATCCTTTCTAACAACTAATACTTTATTACCCGCAGCTGCTGTAGTACTCCCGTAACTGAAGTACGCAATTGGCTGATTAGTATTTGTGTTAGCAGACTGAACATACAACACTGCGTTGTTTGCGCTGTTTCGGGTGAGGGAACTATAATCAGTATTGCCAGTATCAGTTCTAAAGAAGTTAGCAGTAGCACTCCCTGTGACATCGATTCCAGAAGTATTAACCCTAAATCTCTCTGATCCGTTTACTACCGATCTAAAGTAAGAGTTGTTTGACCATTGGACATAATCATTACTATCGTAACCAATGTGACTGATACTATCTCTAAGGTCAGTCTCTAGTAAGAATTGAGTTCCGCTTAGATCTAAACCTCTGCCCGCACTATACGTTGTATTGGTATCCGTGTTAGTGTCTGTCCAAGGGACATGAACAAACATTTTTTCTGAAGAGGTTTCGACAGGGTAATACTTACCACTCTCGCTAAACCCAATCTTGAAACCACCCCGTGTCGAGCTAGATCCTGCTGGTAACGAATAGTTGTTAGCACCATTGGCTACATTGATAAATGACCTTACCGCTGCCGCAGTTCCGTGGCGAATATATCCGTCATTACCAGTTTCAACACAAATTTG